CCTGAGACAACAAGGCGAGCGAGTCGGCCAGGAAATCGAAATCCTGACCGCCTCGCTCAAAACCTTAAAACAAATCGCAGAGCTCGAGCATAACAGTATCAGCACCATCGAGCCCCGCAAATATCCCGGTAATTATGACCGGGATTTATATCACATGATGAGAGTGAAAAACGACGCGAATATTTGTATCGACGCGCTGACCTCTCTCAAGAACATCATTCAACAACCAGAGGTTTCTCCACATGCAAGAAATAAAGAACAAAACAGCGATTGACATCACCGATCTCGATTGGACGCTCATCAGGTCACTCACAAGCGAGGAACGTGTCCCGTTTCCTATATCGCTGGCGTTAATTGTCGCATCTAAAATGCTCGAGGACTCCCCGAGCAACGTCTGGAACGAATATTTTGACACCGAGGACAGCGAAATACTCACCGATATTCAATACCGTTTAATGTTCGACGTCGAAAACGCCATTCTTGATAATCGCGCACGAGCGATCAGGGAGGCGAACGACAAACCAAAACCGAAAACCACTATAAAAAAGAAGGTAACAAAAAAGAAAAATAAGAAGAAAAAAACGGCCGCAAAAAAAACAGACGAAAAAAAACTGTGGCCCGTTGAGCAATTCAATAGTGATTCGGATCAATATGAATGGATTGACTCTGCCGACCAGGTATATGACCCCGAGGCCCACGCCTGGAACAAGGTCGAGAAAAAACCCTCGGTCGATAAATCCGGCAAATTCAGGAAAAAACGCGGGACCGCAAACCAGCAAAAACCAGATAATCAAGCGGCTATTTCTAAAAATAATACCTATATTGTCTCGGATACCAACGACGACAACCATGTCGCCATTAATAAGCAAACGAGCGAAAACGAGAAAATCGACATTGACCTCGGCGGGAATGACCCGGAAAAAGACGACGAGGACGGAATCGAGCTCACAATCAGCGATGAGCCGCCAGAATTGACCGACGAGGACCGCAATCCCGAAAACTACTCATCGACATTGCAAGCGCTGATCCGCAACTTAGAAAGCATCACAACGCCGCATCTTGTCGATGAAATCGCCGATCATGGCTTTGTTAATATGCTAAACGACAAAGAACGTGCAATCTTTGCAGAATGCGTGCATAATAAACGCGAGTCTATCAGCGACTCTTAAAAACCTACTCATGCGGTTTGACACTTTGCCCGAACTCTCTCTCGGGCATTTTTTTTGCCATAAAAAAAGCCCGGAATATCCGGGCTTTTCAATACTGAGCGGGTCAGATTTATTCCGGGCCTTCGCCTTCCTCATCCGCCGCCGGCTCATCGTCTGGAACAATTTCATCGTCCTCGCTTTCGACGATGTCTTCTTCTGTGAGACCGTTCTCACGAATAATCCCGAGCGCCTCATCGAGCCCGTCAAGCGAGTTTTTCGCATTCGCTTTGACATACGCCAGATCGCTCGCGTCGAACTCGCGACCCTCTTTTTTTGCGTCCTCGAAACGATCGGCCAGGTCCCGGAAGTTAAAGCCCAAATAACGGGGCGCTGACCGACCCGTCGTTCCCGACCAACAGCAAACGAATATTCTCGGTCACGGTCGCAATCCGGGTCAAAAGCCCGTTGCCGATCTCGTCGTTGCCATCACGAAACGCAACGTCGGCCGCATCCAATAGATTGTAAGAAGTCCGCAACTGATCCGCGATCCGAATCGCCGACTCTTTTGTAATCAGCCCGTTTTCATACGCAACGCGCGTCTGATCGGCGAGCCCCTGAATAGTGGCATAAGCAACCGCGAGACGTTCGTTTGCGGTCTCTGCTGCAGGCGGTGCCGGGATCACCGTCTCATAACAGCCAGACAACGCAACCAAAACCGCCAATAATAGCCCGGCAAACGAAAACCGAGCGCCGTGTTTGTGATAAATATTCATAGATTAACCCTCTGTAAAGTAGTAAAACCGATCGAGCTCAAAGTGTGCCATATCATTTTTGATTGACCAGTCGCCCCCGTATTTTTTGAGAGCGCCCCATTTGATCGCAATGCCATGGCGTTTCGCGGCGGACCGCATCAGCCCGCCAATAGTGATAAAAGCCGAAGTCTCGGACCAGGTCAAACGCCCGTCAATATACGGCACCAAATCGACCGCATGTCCGGTCAAGTGCCGCGATTGCAGTGTCCAGGAAACACCGCGGCGGATGTTTCCCCGCTGCTCATCAAGCGTCCGAATACCGTCAAAAACGGCAAAATCAACCGGCGACAATAGCAGCGTTTCAGTGACCAAAATCACCAAATGACTGTGCACGCCGTCGAGCTCGCGTTTTGAACCGGCACCAAACCGATAATGATCCATAGAGAAACCTCGCCCCTATAAAATAGCAGTTAATAACCGTATGTAAAGATCAAGCATTTTTCTTTTTTTTGTTGGCCGCGTCGATAAGATCGTTTAATTCCGCGATCAACTCGTCGTGCGTCTTTTTCGCATCGTCGAAGTTTTTTTTAACCCGCTTGATTTTCGGCCGGTTTATATTTGAGAAAAAAGGAATTTTCATAATCATTGATTGTCAATCGTATTGCGTAATTCACGAACGGCGCTAACCAACTTTTGATTGACTGAGACACTATCTTTTGACAGCGTCATTATCTCGCCGATCAATTCGCGGTTTTGTCGCCAGAGTAACCAGGCGACAACCCAACCCATCACTAACGGGCCGTAGATCGTCAAAACGGCCTTGAATAACTCTATGTCCATACTATAGCGACTCCTTAAACAAACAATTGACCACGATCAACACCCGAAGCAATAGCGCATCCTTTTGCGCGGGAGTCAGCGAGCCGTATCGCTGCTGTATCTCTTGAGGACTCGCCCCGAGCAACTGGCGCAATAGCACATCCTTTTTGATAAAGTCCCGGCTACGACCCCGAACGCCGCCCGGCCGTTGATCAATTCGCGACAATGCGAAACACCTGGCGTCGTTTTGGGAACGGATCGAAGGTAAACTCATACGTGCCGATAATATCGACCGAATACTCGAGCACCCCATCGTCGATAACCTGAGTCACATTATCACGATCGGCGAGCTCGAGCTCGCTCGGACCCATGATCGAAACCTCGGTCCCGGCCGGAATGCCTGAAAACGTAACCAGGTCCTCGCCGTTCGCTGAAATCGATGTTTTATCCGCGACGATGTCCGCCCACGGTTTTTGCTTGATCGTATAATCGCCAGCCACATCGACATAATGCTCATCGTGATTGCCGCCGGTAAACTGGATTTTATCATGCGTCGCCGTCAAGCCGTTGGCATCGATCCAAGCCTGGCCCTCGTCGAGACTATTGACAATGAGCGAGCAAATTGTCCGCCCGGTTGTTTGTTCAAAGATAACGATATTCATAAAGCCGCAGTCCTCACATGTCATTATTTAACAGCCTCGAGCAACGATAGATTATAATCACCGATAAATCGCGTCGTGAGCGACGAGGTCCCGGAACCGGTCACGCGGTATTGTATCTTATAGGTATGCGACGAGGTCCCCCCGGGATCGTCGACATACGCGACGCAATTCTGAAAAACCCATCCGCCAGAGCCGATAAATTCACCGTTAAAAACAAAAATTTGCGTCGCATCGCGTAATATCTGAAATTCTAAATAGTCACCCGCGCCAAGCGTGCCGACGCCCACATACTCGAAATAAGCGAGGATTATAAATTTACCGTGCGAGCCCTCGGACCGTGCAGGCATGACCGCCGAGAGCGTTGTCGGGAAATCATACCAAACGCCTTTCGTGAACGAGCCTTGATTCGTCGCGCGGTTACTGAGAACCTGGGTCGACCTCGGAACCGTGACATTGTCATCGCCGATTTTGAGCGTAGTCACCGCCGCGGTTGCGATCTTCGCATTCGTAATCGCAGCAGACGCAATATACGCCTCGCCAATCGCCGCCGACGATATCCAATCAGCAATATTCGACGCGTTGATAATGTCCGGTAATTGAAACATAACAATGTTATCGATAATCGTCGCCGCGGTCCCGGCGTCGGTCGAATCGCCCTGAATTTCAAGCGAAAGCGACGTTTGCGCCGTTGACGGTTTGAACAAAAACCCGAACGACTCGCACGAGGACGAGGTCGAGAACGTTTGCCAGGATGAACTCTCAGAGGACCCAACGAGACGCATTTTAAAACCGGACGCCGCATTCGCCGACGGTTGCTTTGCCTTCAACTGCACCCGAATTTGATTGTCGACAACCGACAAGACATTCGCGGCAAACGTCGCCGGGACAATATAGGAAGCACTCGCCGTATTGCCGCCGCCGCCGTGCGTGACAAGACCCGCAACCGATCCGACGCAAGCGTCGGCCGTCGTAGTAATGGTGCCGTCATCGTTCGACCAACCCGAAACATCGCCCGATTCAAAACTAATGATATGAGAGGTATCAGGCTCGACCAGGACGTCGTCCTCGATAGGATTGACCGCAGGCGGTAACGCGGCCGGCGGTGTATTCGGCGTTGACGGCGTCGACGGCGTGTATACATTTTGATATTCACGCGCCCGGATGCGGACCGAATCTTCGCTGTCCATTTGCATCTGAAGGACCCGAAATTTTTTCGTCGTCCAGCCTGGCGTCCCGTGCGTAATCGACACCACGTCGCCGACTTCAGCCCGCAGCCCCTCGAGATTCGTCGTAAATTCGACCTGTATATTGTAGCGCGACTGCTCGAGCTCGATGTCCGCGATCCGTTTTGCCCGGAAATAATCCGTTGTAAACGGCAACGAAAATTGACGCTCGAGCAATGTCCCGTTGTCATCGGTCCGGTAACTCGACGAGTCGCCGATATAAAGATCGGGCTGATATTTGCGCGAGTCGTTAAAATACCGCACCCGAACGCGGTTATAACGATCGGTTTTGCTGTCGAGCGTGATCGAAAAGTTACCAATAATATTCGACTCGTCAAACGTATACGCGCTCGATTCGGCCTGATCGACAATCAGTCGATAAACGCCCGCGGTAAAGATAAGATAAGCCCGGCAACTTGTCAGCATATCGCGAATATTGTCGAGCGTCGGATTGTCAATATTAACAACCCCGTCGCACGTATAAGTCGCCTGGGACGGTTCGGGCGAATTGCTGACCGTCGCCGCACAAATGGCGTGCGCCGCCTGGAACGAGGTTAAATCGATTTCAGAGGCGGGAATCCCGCGACCGTATCGCGTGTTGGTCAGATAGTCATAGATGCAATTAGCCGGATTGTTGGAGTGCGCATAGGTCGATGTCACGACATCGGTTACGCGCTTTCCGGTAATGTCCGCCGATATCACGGGCACCTTTGGGAACGCTTCAGGATCAAATTGCAGGCGAATATAGATATAAGCAATACCCGACAGCGTATGCGACGAGCTCCATCCGCCGGTATTCGCGACCGCGTTGGCATCGGCGGTCTGCGCATCCGTGCCGGTGTGTTTATAGATTGAAACAAAACCCGAATACCGGGCGTCGGTTGACGGAATGTCGTCAAGATAGACTGTGTCGATCGAGTCAATCTCACCCTCGCAAAATACAATGATCTGATCGAGATATTCGTTATTGGTCCCATTAACCTCCGCAAAAACGCGAGAGCCCGCGAGTCGATAATTGCCGTATATAACCGGGATCGGCGCGACCGGATTCGATATGTTTTGCGATATTCCGCGCGCCTGATCTTGAAAATTAAAATCAGGCGAGGACTTATCATCTTGAAATAATAAAGAGGCACCGAAGCGAACGACGCCACCGACAAGGGCGCCCAATAGTCCGCCGCCGACTAATGAACTCGCTCCGGCGCCAAGCGCTAACGGGATCGCGGCGGGCATTACGGCAACCGATAGACCGCCGAATTTTTCGGCAGTCGTTGGATGATCCGAAACGACGACATAAAAACGCCGTGATCGGGCAGGCTCGAGAGTAACTTCGAGCCGATGCAAAAATACGAAAACGGCAACTCGAGATCAGGCAGACAGCCGACAATCGCATCGCCGTGACAAATGGCCTCAAACGGAATTTGCCGCGCCCCGATATCAGAAAGCCACGCATCCGGCGTCGTCTCATCTTTAAAAAATGCGCGTGCGGTTTCCTCATCGACCCACGTCACAAAATCAAGCATCGACGGATCATCATACATTTTCGAAGCCGCGTTGATAGACAAGGTCATGCAATCGGTTTGCCCCCAAAGGAATTGACGGCCGACAAACTGATCGGCCATATCAACCAGGGCCGATTGATAGTCAAATATGCGTTTCAATTCCGCCCCCATGAGATAACCTTCGGAATCTCTGAAACAAATTCCATCCCCTCATCTGACGGGAAATAAAATTGCTGTTCCTCATAATTGGTATGGCGACCAGGTTTCCGCCCAAAGTCCGCAAATGCAGGCGTCCCGCGGACAGTAACCGTCGACGTGCCGCTGTCCGGGTCCTCGGCAATACTGGGACCGTCCATGCGCCCCTGAAAAATAATGATCGGATCGGCGATCACGTCGAAATTGCTGTCGCGAAGCGCAAGCCGAATAATCATGTCACGATCCAGAAAATCATCGGCCAAAACTTTCGCCATGGCCGCCGAGGTATCGACACCCGAAAGACTCGCCGTGATCTGATTGATCAAAAGCTCGCCCGTTTCCTGTAACCCCGAAAACGACAACAAACCGCCGGTCCTTAAATACGTATTACTGTTCCAGGCAATATCCTGATCGGCGTCGGTCATGTAAAGCGTACCAGAATCGAACGCAAGCTCGCACAAATAAGCCGGCAGCAGTACCGGTTCGGCGAGCTCGGTCAGCATAGCCGACGTAAAATCGCGATCGCTCATGACTCGATATTTTCCCCGAGTAAAATCGTCATACCGTATTTGACACAAGCGTTAAAATCGAGCTCAGTTTCATCTGAGCCGAGAGAGCAATACATCGATAAACCCCCGCTCGATTGATGAATTGAGACCGGATCATTGTCGCCTGGCGATGAAATGATCGCAGGCTCAATATTGACGCTCGCCTCGCCCGAGCCGTTACTCGCGGCGTCATCGGTAACGATATAGATTTTCTTGTCCCATTGGATAAGATCGCCCGCCTTGACCGCATCCGAATCGCTCGCCCCAAACCCGTCGAGATCAATCGTCGTGCCGGTTTGCGATCCACCATTAACCAAAATCGAGCCGCCCCAATTCCCGCGCGCGGGTAATATCGACGTCGGCAACGTGTAGGTGAATTGCTCCGCGCGCCCTTTCTGTTTGAGTAAAAACGCAAATATCGGCGCAAACGTCGCCCAGGTATAGACCGGCGCAAATTGAAGCTCGAGAGACCATCTTTGCGCGTTACGGGTCCGCGTGTGCGTATTAAGCGCGTGCGAAACCGATATAAACGTCGGTTGCAAAGATCGGAATTTAACCGAGGACGGCAACGGCGAAGTCGGGAAAGCGCCAGACATCAGGCGAGCCTCGGATTTTGACCGGCACGGTTAAACCCTTCGCGCACCATGCCGATGATCACGTTTCGATTTTGCAAAATAACATCCGCCGCGGTCCTCGGATC